CAGCTTCAGAGAAGCCCGGTGATCTCGCCGTGAAGGATTACGTTCAGGAGGCTCTATCCTCACTCGATGTCGATGACCTCTACAAGGGTCTTGGTGAGGCCCTCGTCTGTGGTTTCTCCGTGGGTGAGGTGATGTGGAAGAAGACGAAGCAGGGCATCATCCCATTCGACGTCCGTATCCGTGACCAACGCCGCTTCGTGTTCCAGGAGTCGGAGCAAGCCGACACTGGATTCACCATGCGTGTGCTCACCTTCAACCGCATGTTCGAGGGTATTGAATTGCCAGCGCGGAAATTCATCATCCAACGTTACTGGTTGTCCCACACTGGCGATCCGTACGGTACCGGTCTTGGTCGCATTCTCTATCCCATCGTTAAGTTCCGTCGCCGCGCTATTGAATCTTACGTGCTGTACGGTGATCGATACGCTACACCGACGGCGATCGCCAAAGCCCCACTGTCAGCTTCAAACGTTGAGATTGATACGCTTTATGACCACCTATCGAATCTGAGCCAGGAGACGGCGATGATTCTCCCCGAGGGTTACGAGCTGGAATTCCTGAACCCATCGGGCTCCGCGGACATCTTCATGAACCTCATCGAGTACATCGACAAGGAGATCTCCCTCCTCATCTGCGGTGAGGACGAGGCTGGTGAGGCTGAAGCTGGAAGCCGTGCCTCCTCCCAGGTGGCGAACATGGTCCGTGTCGTCCGCGCTTCGGAACTCTCGCAACTCATCTCGCAGACTCTCAGTGACACACTGATCCGCTGGATCGTCGATCTGAACTTTGGTGTGAATGTTGAGGCGCCGACTATCAGCCGTCAGTTCCGACTCGAGGAGTCGCAGCTCACGATGGCCGACGTGTCCCTCCTGATTCAGTCCGGATATAAGCCGAAACGTGAGTGGATCGAAAATCACTTCAAGGTGGATCTCGCCAATGAAGAGGATTTCCAAGCGGCGGCGCCTCAGTCGGATCAAGTACAAGATGCGCCTGAATCTTATGATCCAGAAGCGGATGGTGATCTTTACGATAAGATCTTTGGTTCCGAAGATGGCGAAAAACCCTTTGGTGACGAGAAAATCACTGAAGATGAGGCGGTTTCAGAATCTTCAGATGATGATGATCTCTACGGCGAAATCTTTGGTGACGATAAAGATGAAGAGTAAGGTGGTCAACTTGACCAGGTGACGGCTACACTAAGGGTAAAACCCCCACATCTCTTTCGGTAAACCACCAGAGGAGACTAAGATCTCACCCTCAAAAAGACCGAATGTTCACTTACAAAGCCACAAACACAAACAACGGGAAATTCTATGTAGGGAGTTCTTTAGACTTCAAACGAAGACAAAAAGAGCACCTACGAAGCAAACGTAACACCCCCTTTCATAACGCACTTAGAAAGGATCCGAACTCTTTTGAGTGGGAAGTGTTTGAAGATGATGACCACGAACCCACTTTAGAGCAAGCACTTCTAGATATGTGGTTTGGTAAAAGTCAATGTTACAATCTGTGCCCCTTTGCGGGCCGACCTCAGTGTAATCGAGAGTCTTCACGTCAGTGGGGACTAAAGAATGGACCTGAGGCTGGCCGCCGCACTTTCGAAAATGAGGTTGGGATTTTTGATCCTTCAGCACCAAAATTAGAGTGGGTGAAGAAAGGCGGACAGACCTGCGCTGAAAAACACGGGAAACCCGTCATAATCACCCATCCAAACGGTGTTGAAGAGGTGTTCCCGACTATTAAAGCGGCAGTTCGTAGCGGACTTATCCCATATGCATCACTTCAAAGATGCCTTCGTGATCCTTTACGAAAGTTACGTTCTGGATTCACTGTTAGACACATCTAAATGTTTACACAAAGAATTCACGTATTTAAGTCTGGCGATCAAACGTCAGCGCAGGGTGTGGCCCGAAGCTTCAGCACAAAAGACCTTGACGAGGTCGTGAAATCTTACGACCCCATGATCCACGAAGCACCTCTGGTGCTTGGACATCAGGGTGACTCCGATAGCCTCCCATCCTACGGGTGGATCAAGGGCTTCGAGCGTGTGGGTGACAACCTGTACGCGAATGTCGCTTTCACTGACGTCGCCAAGGATCTGGTTAAGGACGGACACTATCGCAAGTGTTCCATCTCCTTCTACTCTCCCGATTCCCAAATCAATCCCCATCCCGGTCAGTGGACCGCACGCCACCTGGCGTTGCTCGGTGCCGCTCCACCGGCGGTTAAGGGTCTCGAACCCTTCAACTTCGCCGAGTGGGACTCACGTGTCGGAGTCTACGACTTCGCCGTGAAGCTCGACCCGATGTCGGTGTTTGACAAGGACCTCGGTCCCACCCTCATTCGTGATCTGAGTCCCCTTGAAATGCTCAAGGAAAAACTCGACCTCGCTAGGAGTGAGATGAGCGCCGCAGTCGCGGACGCCGTGGGAACACCGGAAGAGCAGGCGGAGGAGGATACCTCCGCGGAGACCGCTGAGGCAGAGGAAAACGCCTCTGAAATCGAAAATCCCTCAAACCCTGCAAACTTCTCCGAACGCCCTCGTCGTGGGGACAACGCTCGGTCTGTTGCGGATCTTGAAGACCAGTTCCCAGAAGAGGACTTTACTTACATGGAAGAAGCAGGCATCAGCCGTAAAAAGAAAAGCACTAAGCACGGTCAAGTGTCTCAGGTGGTGGAGAACGTCTATCGTGAAGACGAAGACGAGATGCACACTGATCACGAAGAGCGCAGTGCCAACAACCCGAAGATGCGGAATCCCCGCATGGAGCCGGGCAAAGTAGACTACAAGGAAGTCGGAAACCCCGGCTACAACGGTGACGACCGCTACGAGACCGCCAAGAGCGGCGAGCAGCAGGCCGATCGCTACAAGACCGGAAAGACCACTCCCGAGAAAGCGACCTTCGGTCGCGATAACATCTCCACTGGCAGAGAACAGCACGACGCTGGTCGCCCTCCCGCCAAAAACAATGCCATCGAAGAAGACCGCCGCAAGACCGGTCGTTATGTTGACCCTGACGATGAAGGAAGGTACGACGAAATGAGTCGCGACCAAATGTACAACAACGACATGTACGATGACGACGTGGATTACGGCGTCAACGATGCAGAGACCGCTTCCGGCAGCAACCCCGCTGGCCGCGCTGACGGTCAGACCAAGGTCCCCACTGAGACCGAGGAGATGCCCGACGACGAGATCTTCGCCACCAAGGTGAAGAACGTCAAGGGAGCCAAGGAAGCCCGCGTGATGTACATCAAGGGCGGCGAGAAGATGCCCAAGTCGCATGGCGGTGGCGTCCCTGGTTCGGTGATGGCCGATTACGGCGAGCCTCAACCCGCTGAGGTGACTGGCAAGAAGGGCGTGTACGCCGAGGGACGCAGCAAGAATGCGATCCTCTCCGGTGATTACGAGGGTGGCACCAACCAAACGAGCATGAAGTCCGGTGGAGTGTTCTCTGAGGAGCACGGCGAATCCTACCGTGGCGAGCCCAAATCCAGCAAGAAAGCTCTCACACCCGGCGCCTTCGACTCCGACGAGGATGACGAGCCCGCAGAGATCACTGGTCCCTCCGGTGTGACTGGCGGTGCCGATCACGGTGAGATGGAATATGGTGACATGAGCAAGCTCCCTCCCGCTCTGCGCAAGCGCGCTGAGGAAGTGAAGGAGAAGGGTCACTTCGCTGAGGATCATAAGGAGTCCACCCGTGAGCGTAAGGCCGCCGCAGACCGCGGATTCGAGGCCAAGCGTCAGCGTGAGGAGGGTGAGTACGGCAAGGCTCATGAGACTAAGGAGCTCATGAAGTTCGAGGACAAGCACTCCGAGGAAGCCAATCGTCAGATGGGCGTTCCCAAGTCCAAGAAGGACATGCTCAGCGGTGAGTATGACGGTGGAGTTGGTGAGGAGACCGGACCTTCCGGAGTCACCACTGGCTACGCCGAGCATGACGAGGACGACAACCCTTACACCCGCACCGGCTTCGGTTCCACCTACAAGGAGGACGAGGACGAAATGGATGAGGAGTTCTGCGACATGGAGCCCAAGCGGATGTCCCGTGCCTACAAGGAGCACGACGAGGACGACGAGGAGGAGATGGCATTCGCCGAGTTCTACGCCGAACTCCAAGCCCTCAAGGCCGAGAACGCCCGCATCAAGCAGGAGTACCGTGAGGCTCAGATCTCTCACCGTCGTGAGCAGATCCACAGCTTCGTGGAAGGTCTGTACGAGCGCGGCCAAATGGTGGATTCCATCATCCCAGAGCGTAAACTCGTCGAGTTCGCTGAAGGTCTGGAGTTTGGTGTGCTGGAATTCTCCGAAGGTGAGACCGCCACTGGTCTGCTGTTCAGCATCCTCAACAACCTGCCCAACCTCGTGGACTTCAGCGAGTACGCTGGTGGTTCCATGAAGTTCGTGGAGGAGGCCGACCTCGATCCTCACCAACGCGCGCTCCAGATGGTGGAGAAGAGCGGTGGAGAGATGGATTACGTCGAAGCCCTGAAGAAGGCGATGTACTCCTGAGATGGATCTTCTCTCGATGGTTGGCCTAGCCACACGTCAGAGAGACACCTATTTCCGACAAGCTGAGCGTCTGGCGAAGCAATTCCCAGAGCTCAGTGAGTTGGAAAAGAGAATGAAGGCTGAGGGGAAAGTCATCGTGCAGGGTCTCCGTGATCAGCAGATGAAATTCGAGGAGTACGAACGTGCTCTCATCGACAAAACCCTCACCTCCGCTCTCGCGGCCGTCTACCTTGGCGCGGGCGAATCGCAACCCAAACAGAAAATGGAACGCGCCTGGCCTGAAGTTGTCAGCCAGCTCACCCCGTTGAACGTCTTCCTCAAGGAGACGAAGGACTACATCGACGAGGGTGTTCTCCGCTACGGGGATGACTCCATCGACTTCGCCGACTACTCCGATGAGGACTACTGGTGGCAAGATGAGGACGACGATCCCCTGATGATGTGGATGGATATTCCGGGACAGACCGGAAGCCAGGGTCAACCCAGTCCACGTTCTCAGAATGGGGGAGCTGCTGGAGTGATGAGTGTTTCGGGACCGTCCAATTCACGCTCCCAAAATAGTGGAGCTGCTGGAGTGATGGCCCTTCAGTCCCAACCGGGCGTAACCAAGAACATCACACCGGAAGCCGATCTCCAGCCCCAGTGGAAGGGAATTCCCGCCGAAGAGCGCGCCAAAGCCGAAACGAAGGGGAGACGTGCACCCGGAAAGACTTGGGTCGGACTCCTCGGACGTGTGATTCGGTACATAGCCAATCCCGCTTACAGCTTCTTCGAACTTGGTGTCTTCATGGACAACAAACAGAAGGGTTACCGTCTGATGCGGCGTCTAGCCGTTGAGGATAAGCATACCTGCCCAGACTGTCGTAGGTACGACGACATGGGTTGGCAGCCCATTGGGTCACTCCCAATGCCCGGAAGAGGCTGCCGCTGTTACGACCACTGCCGGTGTCGAATTGAATACCGCTAGGGGTAAAACAAGCTCAACCGGTGAGCTTTTGTTCACCATTAAAGTCCCAACGATTTTGAGACATGTTTACATCGACTAATGCTGCTCCTGCTTACGGGAAACAGTACATCCGTTTCGCTGAAACCTTCACCGCAGATCCTTCTGTGGCCATCGGCGAATTCCGTTGCGTGAGTGCCGGCACTCAAGTGGGCACCTGCACCCTGCCGGGTGCAACCCCCACTACAATCCTGGGTGTGAACCAAGCCTTCATCCCCCTGTTCGCTGACGCTCCCGCTTCCCCTCGTCTGGCTACCGTGGCTACCTCCGGTCTGCTGCTCGTGGAAGTGGATCCCGCTTCCGCTCCTATCGCCTACAACAGCCCACTGCTCGTGAACGCCATCGGTCAGGCTTCTGCCTCCGGTACCGCTGTTCAAGCTGACGGCACTGTGCCCACCATCCGCGACATCATCAACATCGGTGGTCGCAACATGGTTACCGTTTCCTTCAGCTGATAATCTGGTTGTTGACTGCTTGGCTGCTCTTTTTCAAGGGTGTAAGCCCAAGCGGTTGCAACCCGTTGAAATCATCTACATCAAAATTACGGAGTACTCCCTCCCATGATGAACCTAGCCCAAACCTATGCGGGCGTCGATCCTATTCTGACGACGCTTGCACAAGGTTTCATGCTCCCCTCCACCAATATCGCGAACTTCATCGCGCCTGTGGTGGATACCCCGACTCGTGCTGGCCGTATCCTGCGCTTCGGCAAGGAACAGTTCGCCATCAACGACTTCCGTCGTGCTTACGGAACCAACATTCCGTACGTGCAGACTCGTTACGACAGCGAGCCCTACGCCCTGGAACAGGAAGTGGTGGCTTGGGAACTGCCGGAAGAAGTCATTGAGAACGCCGGCGAAGGTCCTGCCCAGGTTGACCTGCGTGCGATTGAAACTCGCAACGCGATGTCCCGCCTGATGAACGCCTACGAGAAGACCGTGGCTGAAGTGGTGACCGTGACCGGTTCCTTCAACCCTTACGAGCCTTACAACGGCGTGCCTGGCTCCCAGACTGGCCTCGGTTTCGAAACCTTCACCCAGTTCCAGACCTCCTACGGTGCCGCCGCTGGTGCCGCTCCTTGGGGCGATCCCGTGTCGAACCCGATCGAGGCTGTGCTGACCCTGAAGCGTAGCGTGTCCTACCAGATCGGTATCCGCCCGAACTCGATGATCGTGGGCACCGCGATCTTCGACCAACTGCTGACCAACCAGAGC